AGGTTACGCCCGCAGCTTGTCTGACTGGATCGCCGAAAACGTCACCGAAATTTTTGCCAGCGAATTTTCCATTCACCACCCCGCCGGCTTCGCTGGAACCTGCGATGCCCTCATCGGCATGAAGAACAACGAGCTGGTGCTAGCGGACTGGAAGACCAGCGTGGGACGCAAAACGGCCATTCATGACGGCCAGGAACGCCTCCCCAACGGCCATTCATACATCGACCAGTGCGGCGCCTACTCACTGGGCCTCAAACACCTCACAGGGCTTTCACCAACTGGAGCAGCCATCGTGTTAGCCCGCCGTTGCGGTCAGCCAAACATTCATTACATGTCGGCTCGTGAACTCGCCGACGCAGAAAAGTCATTCATGGCTCGGGTGGAGCTTTATTTCGAAAATCTCCAGAAAGCCATTCAAGAGACTGCCTAAAAACCATTCATGCTGGAGCGGTCAAGGTTCCCTGGGGGCCATTCAACGGGCCCCTTTTTTGCTGGAGCACACAAAAACACTACCCAGGCAATAGGTGTTTGTACCTAGTCCCGGATACGGCAAAGCCCCAGACTGCTGGAGCCTGGGGGATCGTACCCACTGGAGCGTTCACCCTTGCGGGGTTCGCACCTTGCGGGAGGGCTGGCGCTTGCCAGCGTTTGCGCGGCGTTTTTTGTTTCCCACAAGTTGAACTTGTGGATTTTGGGGAAAACCGCCAGCGGCCAGAACCGCCTCAGCCGTCAGAGTCTGCTGGCTCACCTTGGCGCGAGCCAACACATCCTCAAATGCTGCAGCCTGCCTGAGCTGTTGCTGGCGCTTATGGAGGTTCGGCAAGGTTTCCAGATGCCAGCGGCTGGAGCCTATTTTTGAAGCCTCGGCGCGATTCTCGCTCAGCCAGGCCAGCACAGCATCATCACAGGGATGGTTCTGAGCCAGCCATAGCTTGTCGGCGAATTCAATCAGCAAGCGGCGCTTAGCCTCTCGCGCTTCCTCGCGGTTTTCCTTACGCTGGCGCTGTGTGACCCATTCGCCGCCGCTCACGCCAGAACCTCCTGCAGCCATGCCTGGCACGCTGCTACGGCTTCCGGGCTGAGATCCTGGCGGTTAATGCGGTCACCCTCCAGGCAAAGCCCGGCGGTTATGGCGTTAAAGGTCGAAAGGTAGTAGCTGGAGCAAAGCACCCCGCCGCCATAGCGAAATTCAACTATCGGCTCTGGATGGCCGCCTGGTACGCGGTGAAATGCTGTCAGCTGAACCGTCAGAACGGTCCCCTGGCGCGTTGTGATGTGCATGTTGCCTAAGGGTAGGGCAATACCCTCTAACAATAACACCACGCGGCGGGACCGCCAGCCACATTAAGATGTGCAACAGTAAGGGCAGGGAATGACTGGAGCTGAGGTTAGGATTGCGGTCAAGCCACACCCAGGCACAAGATGACAATCCTCCGAATCACAGAACCGCGCGGCACTTTCCGAGTGACCTACGAAACGGTGACCGCAGAATCTGCCGAGCAGGGAGACTCCGCAGAATCCGGCTGGCTCAGCTGGAACGGCAGCCCCGCGGATGGCTACTCAGATTCTGTCTGGGACTTGCGCGACCTTACCGACAAGCTGGCAGGTTGCTACGCGGAAGGTGACGGCGATACCGTGCCACGTTGGGTGACGCTGGATCCGCAGTCTGACCTCTGGCTTTCCCCCTTCTGGCGTGATCTGGCAGGAGAGGATGCCCTGAGCGTTACGGCTTCGGTGCATCGGCCGGACTGGATCACCGATTCCAGTTGGCTCAGGGTTTGCCGCCTATTGGGCTGGCGCTCCCGGTATTGACGCCGGGCCGGATCCGGTTTTACACTCACACATAAGCCCAACCCATAGGCTCACACCATGACCCGTTACACCACCGAACAGCTGGCATCCTTCCCCTGGATCGTCAGCACTGACACGCTTCGCATTGATCACTTGGCGGATGCCTACCTAGGCGCTTTCGACCGCTTGGGGCAAGACGTGCCGGAACCGTTCCGCTCAGATTTGCAGCAGTGCGCTGCCTACGCTTCGGACCTTACCGGGCCGGAACCCTGCGACGCCTGGGAGATTGCAACCGCTTGGGCGTTTGACCGCTTGGGCGAGCTGGCGCCCACGGGCTTTTACTTCGGCGCTTCAGAAGGCGATGGCGCGTGTTTTGGTTTCTGGTTGCAGGAAGAATGGGCAGAGTGCCTGGAGCATTGCGGTTTTGCTGCAGACTCTGACCCTGCGGCTTTGGTGCCGATCATCTCTGAGCTGTGCAGTTCTGGCGTCGATCCCGATACCTACGAAGACTGCTACCAAGGCGAGGCAGAAGGCTACAGCTCAGAACAAGCTGGCGCAGACTACGCTCAGCAGCTGGCCGATGAATTAGGACTGCCCCCCAAGCTTGACGGCGCCAGCTGGCCAATGAGTTGTATTGACTGGCAGGCTGCCTGGCGCGAACTAGAGCTTGGCGATGCCTATTGGTTGCAGCGTATTAACGGGAGCCAATGGGCAGTATTCCGGCCTTGCTGACTGGCGCCCCCACCGATCAACGGCCCGGCCAGTAGGTCGGGCTTTTTCGCGGCGCTCGCTTCGCTCGCTTGCGAAACGTGACAGCAGAGAGGTTAGCATTGACCTATAGAGTTTGTGACTCAAACGGTGCCCGATTCTGACGAGTTGGAAGTAACGAAACCGACGACCGTTGCTAATGACGAGTCGAAGCGCTGGCGCGGTGGTAAGGGGTCAAGCGTACGCGTAGAGGAACGGGCGAATTGGTGTTACGCGGAGATTCTGAATGGTGGCACGCGTAGGCAAATCACGCAGAAACTAGCGGATCGCTTCGGGGTGTCTGTGCGCACGGCAGACGACGACTACAGCCGCGCAGCAGAGATGCTTAAAACGGAGCAAATTGCAACGAGAGGCGATCTGCTGAACCAAATACAGGCATTGCGTCTTTCTGCCTGCCGAAAAGCCATGGCAAAAGGCCAGTTGCAGACAGTGGCGATGCTGCTCAAGGACATGGGCGCTGTGATTGGAGAGGCCGCGCCAGAGCAACAGGCAGCCGCTGCCCCCACGCTGAACATCACGGTGGAAGATCGGCGCCAGCCCTAGCCGCTGGCCGCTTTTGTGATACAGTAGGGGCAAGCTCACCACGCTCCCCCATGCACAAGCTCCACCTATTCGCGCTGCTCACCATCGGCGCTGGCATCCTGGCGATGGGCGCCGACAACACAGCCCAGCTGGAACGCTGCGAGGCTACCGGCCGCGGCCCGGCCGAGTGCCGCCTGCTGGTGCTCGGCCGCTAGCGAGACTAGTACGGCTGCACTACGTTACAGTGTATTACAGCAGCAGCCACACGCGCTGCTCTGTTGTGCTACAATACAAGAGTCACCAAGGGAAACCAACCCGTGAACCTCACCGAACTGCACCCCGCCTTCACCATCCGCCAAGCTGGCGCCGGCTTTGTCGTCAACCACTGGGAGCAACCCGGCGGTGCTATCGGCATGATCATGCGAACCGAAGCCCGCTGCTGGGAGCTGACCCTTACCACCACCGCCGCTCTGCTGCTGGCGCTGATCCTGCTCCCCCTGCTGGTGCTTCTCTGGGCCAGTGAGTCCCGCCAGCAACGCGCCCGCCGCTGGCGCCGCGCCGGCCTCACACAGCAAGCCATCGCCGACCGCCTCGGCTGCTCACGCTCCACCGTCCGCCGCCTACTCGCCACCTAGCGCCAGGCGGCCGAGACTGATAACGGTTCTCACTCCCAGGGGGAGGGTTGCGGATTCTGCGCGTGCGGTGTCAGTCCCTAGGAACCTACTGATATAACTCCATTTCCTTCCTCTGTTACACACCGGGGGGAGGGGTTGAATTCCTGTAATAACCTAGAAGGTACCCGTCTACTACAAATGCCCGAATCTGCTGGAGCACTCACCCTCCGTTACGCCCAGGGTCAAGTCTTCGGCAGTCGAAAACGCTTCAGAGTGCTGGTAGCAGGCCGCCGCTTCGGAAAAAGCTACCTCTCATGCATCGAATTATTGCGTGGGGCGATAGAGCGGCCGGGCGAAACCTTCTTTTACGCGGCCCCTACATACCGGATGGCGAAGGACATTGCCTGGAAAGTCCTAAAAAAGCTAGTCCCGAAAGCCTGGGTAAAGAGCAAGAACGAAACGGACCTGAAGCTGGAGCTAGTGAACGGCTCAACAATCGAACTGAAGGGCACTGAAAACGCTATGGCCCTGCGAGGCAGAAGTCTCGCTGGCGTGGTACTCGACGAAGCCGCATTTATGAGCGCCGACGTCTGGTTCGAGGTCATCCGTCCCGCATTAGCCGACAAACAAGGCTGGGCCTTATTCATCTCCACCCCGGATGGCACAGCTAGCTGGTTCTACGAACTCTGGCAATACGCGGACAGCGGCGACGACAACTGGAGCCGCTGGCAATTCACCACGATTGACGGCGACAACGTCCCCCCGGAAGAAATTGAAGCCGCCCGCGGCCAACTCGACGCCCGCACATTCCGCCAAGAATTCGAAGCCAGCTTCGAGAACCTCAGCGGTCTCGTCGCAGTCTCCTTTGGAGACGAGAACATCAGCCCCGAAGCCGAAGACATTTCCGTCCTCCCACTTTTACTTGGCGTCGACTTCAACGTGGACCCCATGTCTGGCATCTGCGCCGTCCGCAAGGACGACACGCTGTATGTATTCGACGAAATCATGCTCACTGGTGGCGCCACCACCTGGGACTTCGCGGAGGAGGTAACGCGCCGCTTCGGCGTGGATCGCCGCGTCATCGCCTGCCCAGACCCCACGGGTGGAGCGCGAAAGACCAGCGGCGTGGGCCTCACGGACCACAACATCTTGCGCCGCAGCGGTTTTAGCGTCTCCAGCCCAAAAGCCCCTTGGAAAATCCGCGACAAGATCACCGCCGTCAACACCGCCCTTTTGGATGCTGCTGGAACACGCCGCACCGTAATCCACCCCCGCTGCAAGGAGTTAATCAAATCCCTCCGCACCTTGACCTATGCCCCTGGAACGGGCCTCCCCAACAAAAACCTAGGCGTAGACCACGCTTTCGACGCCTTCGGCTACTTATGCCTCCAACAATTCAACCTCGCCAACATCGGCACCCTAGGCCAAACCAACTACCGCCTCTACTAACCCCTCATAGACTGGTACAAATACCGCAACACCATGGCCAAAAAACCCACAAAAGCGGAGAAAAAGGTCTCCAAGGTCATGCGCGAATACGGCGCTGGAACGCTTAAGTCCAGCTCAGGCAAAAAAGTAACCAGCCGTAAGCAAGCAATCGCGATTGCACTAAGCGAAGCGGGCAAATCCCGCCCCAAAACCACCAAAAAAGGAAAGAAATAACAA